AGTGCCATCGCTTGTCAGGACGTAATTAGCAGAGCCTGCGGCTAATCTTGTCGTTACTGCGCTGGCGTTCCCGTACAAGATACTGCCGCGAGTTAAAGCATCAAGCTGGTTAATCTCTGTAGCAGTGGAAGTTACCCCATCGAGTATGTTGAGTTCTGCGGCAGTAGAGGTGACATTAGTTCCACCAATATCTAGGGTGGTCATGCTGACTTCACCTGCTACCGTCAAAATACCACTCGCTACTGTCATCAGGTCAGTGTCGCCAGTGTGCCCAATGGTCGAACCATTAATAATTACATTATCGACGGTCAGGGTTGTGAGTGTTCCTAAAGAGGTTATATTGGATTGAGCAGCAGTCGTAACTGTAGCTGCAGTACCTGAAGCATTACCTGTGACGTTACCTGTTAAGGCTCCTGCAAAAGAAGTGGCTGTTAATAAGCCTGTACTTGGATTGTAATGAAGATCTCCATCAGATTCTAAACCTAGATTACCTCCGTCTAAGTCTCCACCAGCTGTAAAAATAATTGCGTTATTTTCATTTGTATTTTCATTATCAGTAATTGTTACCGTTGTAGCAATTGCTGCTGTGCCTGTAGTGTCTTGATTAAGTGTACCTACTACTAAATCAATTGTACCATCAGCGTCTTGATAGGTTGCTGTTATGCCTGTTTCAGTATTACTAGTGAACATTGCTCCAGCAATATCTTGAATACTTTCAGTACTAGACGCTGAAGCATCAACATACGCTTTAATTGATTGTTGAGATGCAATGCCAGTGGCACTATCCGAACTTAAATCATCTTCATCAAGAAAAGCTTTTCCGTCCAAGATGTTAAGCTCCGCTGCTGTTGAGGTTACATTAGTTCCCCCAATGTCTAACGTAGTAACACTTATCTCTCCAGCAACTGTAGCAATCCCAGAAGCCAAAGTTATTAAATCGGTATCACCAGTATGTCCAATAGTTGTACCATTAATAATGACATTATCGACAGTTAGAGTTGTAAGTGTGCCTAATGAAGTAATATTGGATTGAGCAGCAGTAGTTACTGTTGCAGCAGTGCCTGATACATTACCCGTGACATCGCCTGTCAATGGCCCTGCGAAAGCATCTGCTGTTACTGTGCCGTCAAAGAACGCATCCTTAAACTCTAAAGAGGCTGTACCTAAATCTATTTGGTTATCAGTTACTGGATATAAAGCAGAAGCAGTTAAAGTTAGTCTTGCTGCATTATCAACCTTAAAATCAATCTCATTAGCTGTGCCAAAATCAATAGCTGTTTGTGAATCTTCACCTAGAATTAAGTCTGTTGCATAAATAGAAGTGATGCCTGTCTGTGCCGCATCAATAGCAAAGTCTATATTGTCATTACTCGTATCATAGGTAACTGTTATGCCACTTTCTGTATTACTAGAAAGCATATTAGTACCAACAGTATCCCTAATATAAGTAGCTAGAGCTGTACCATCAACAGTAATTGCGTCAGCTTCAAGTGTTCCATCAATATCTGCATCACCTGAAATATCTAAGCTTGATGCATCCACTTCTCCAGCAACTGTTAATACACCGCTTGTTAATGTTAGTAAATCAGTATCGCTTGTATGCCCAATGGTCGTACCGTTAATAATGACATTATCAACAGTTAAAGTTGTAAGTGTTCCTAAAGAGGTGATGTTAGATTGTGCAGCAGTTGTTACTGTTGCCGCTGTACCTGAAACATTCCCAGTAACATCGCCAGTTAACGGCCCAGCAAAGGCATCTGATGTCACTGTCCCATCAAAGAACGCATCTTTAAATTCTAATGAGCTAGTTCCTAAATCAATATCATTATCAGTTACTGGAACTATTGCACCATCTTGTACCCTTATCTGTTCTACAGCACTACTAGATACCTGAACATAAAAGCCCCATCTATTGTTAGTGCTATCAGCTTCAATTTTATTTAAGTAATCAAGATCACCAACTCTATAGATGCTCCCGCCCTGTGCGGCAGAACCATCATGTCTGTGTCCTGTAACAGCAGCATCTGAAGACGAATAAGCAAAAGAATTTAATAACTCGTTATATTCATTATTAAATAATGCTGCTGTAATCGTATCTCCATCAGAGATTGTGCTTTGTCTTGTATATGAGTAAGCCATTTATCTACTTCCTACCTGAAGGCATATAATCTATATAAAATCCATTAATTGAATAAGGAGATCTCTGATCATCACTTTTAATTCTTAATGCACAAGTATTTCCTGTTCCCTCTACTGCTTGTCTAACTAATGGATCTTCTGATGCCCCAAATTCAGCATCTGCAAACTCAGCAGTCCCAAAAATAGCAGGTAAAGGTATACTATCTAATGTATATGTAGAAGGTTGCGGAGTATCAGCACTTTCAAAATCATATTTAACATCTAATTCTGGTTGAACTGTTCCTTCAGGACTGACAGAAACTTTTATATATTTTATTGTTTTTCTTGTCCCAATATCTCCAAAATCTAAATCAGGCGTATAGTAAAGAGCTTCAACATTAGAAGCACTTCCCGCAGGATTAAATACATTTCCTGTATCGTGATTATAAATAAAACCAGCATTATCCCCATGATATAGCTGCTCTACACCATCTTTATCTAGTCCTGATGCAAAGCCATTAGCTTGAATTCCTTTAGTTTCAGACCATTCAAATCCATTAGGAGTTAGCGTACCTATAATTCCTTTAGATAAAGCAGAGCTTTGACTTGTATTTGTATAAAATAGTCTGTATTGCGATTTACTTCTTAATACCCCACTACTAATAATAAAACTATCAATGCTTGCTGCGATAACGCTTGTTATTTTTTGAATCTGTCTACTAACAGAACTTAACTCTACGTCACCAATTCTTGCTGTACCTGCAACAGTACGAATTCCATCAGGACTTAGAAATAAAAGATCACCACCTATTTCCTGAATACTTTGTCCATCTAAACAACCTACATTCTTTGTAATAGGTGTTATTGCAATATTATCGCTATCGCTAATATTAACTAATTTAAAAATACTATTTTTACAGAAAATAATTAAATCACTACGAAAACTAGCTAGACCTACAACTGCATCTGTAAGTACTATACTCCCTGCCCCTGAACCACTAAATGAATCAGGATCAATACTAGAACTATAATAAATAGTATTTTTAGCTGTAGAAGCACCTCCTACAACAAAATGATTCTCATGCATAACTCCTACTTTAGGAGCTGTTGTACTACTAACTGTAATCTCACCTGCAAAAAAAGTTCTGGAGGATAAGCCACTTGTTCCGGTCATCTTAAAAAAGAAAGGCTCATTAGCCCCATCACAAATTAAAACTTCACCATAGTCAGTCGTACCTTCAAATAATGCAAAAGTACATTGTAGCTGACCTGTTCTGGCAGCTACTGAACGTCCTCCAAATGTACTATAGTCATCTCCTCCTCCTGCAACACTAGCTTTATTAATTGTTAACCAGCTAGTTCCATCCTGACTAAAAAATATACCTGTACCGGAACAAACAATAAGGCCATCTGCGTAAACAAACATGCCAAGTATAGTGTTAGCTGAATTAGGTTTAGCTGTAGAACCTCCTCCAAACTGAGTAAAACCATTAATTCGCCTATAGCCTCCATCAGGATCAACCTCAAAATTAAGCAACTCTGTTGCTAATCCCGGCTGACCCATAATTTCAAGTTGGTTTAAGTTAACATTTAAACCTCCTCGACATGAAAGAGCAAAAGGCTGTGACATTTATACGAACCTTATCCTGTCATCTTTAAAGTATCCCGGCGTAGACTCCATTAGATTTAACTTCATCAGACGTAACCCTCTTTTATAGTCTTCTGCAGCAAAAGCTGATGATTGAGGATTTTCTTTAAATTGATGAATATAATATCTAGCCCTTGCCAAGAGAACAGGTTTATAAATGTTAGGGAAAACTATTTGATCGCCATGTGCAGATAATTCTGTTGGCAGATCATAAGCATAAAACCAAATACGATAGACCTGATCTGGAATAGGACTTAACCCAAACTTTCTAAGATCAGGACTTTTAATAACTCTAGAGGGTACTCCATAATTTTGAGTATCTGCATCATCTTTATTTTGAGCAATTCTAAAATAATCTTTCCACTCTTCTGTAGTAGTAAAACGTAAGTTCCTTACTGTATAAGGTGCAGACTCACCTGATACACCTACGGTAGTTAATAAAAAATTATCCCAATCAATTGAACCATAGTCAGTAGTCAAACTAGAACTACTGCTTTTCAAGTTATACCATCTTGTTCCTGCAACTGTTTCTACATAGACATTGCCATACATAGGATCAGTAGCACCACTAAGAGCAGTAGCCAGAAAAGGCCACTGAGGTTCTTCATTAACAATATCAAGATAGGCTCTATTAATACTATCTTTGATGTGTGCTTGAATACCTATAGCTGAAGAGAAAGTAGAACTAGTTAAAGAAACTTCATTCAGTTCTCTAAGCAACTCATTAGCTAGAATAAGATACGTTGATGCCATTTTATTTAGCTACCTTAATAGCAATCGCCACAGCTTTAGGCCCACCACCAGAACTTTGAGCATTTGGTCTTACAGTTTTAAGACCACAGTGACGTTCAAATTCCTGAATAGAAACATAACTTCCTAGATTGTAGGCGGCTCTATCATTACCCGTTACCTTTTCCATAATCTAAGCCTTATCCTTTTTAGATTTAGAATTAAAAATTCGGTCATAGTTCTCACTATATTTTTTCTTATTAAAGCCTTTTCTAAAACGACTTTCTTTACTTACGATTCCTTTAGGATGAACCATAAAAGGTTTTTCATCGCTACCTAGTTGAGGCATTGAGTAATCCTTATTTAAAAAAGAGGGAGCTACCTAAGTAACCCCCTCCTCTTAACTTACAATTAGTCGATGCCGTAGAAGGCAGAAACTAATGCTTCACCACGAAGTACCTTGGTTCCATAAACGTGTAGACCACGCACAATGTCACCAAAGCTGTCAGGATCACGAATTACTTCAGTACTCGTAATTGTCTGAGCTGTTGCTGTAGATGAAATATGTCCTGCAATACACTTACCTGCAGCATTAGTAGTATCAGCAATGTTATTGCTTTTATACATATTAAACCCACGCAATAGACCAGAAGTTACCAGACCATTTCGTATTGAACCTTGACCAGCGTTGTAGTCCACAGAAAGGAGCTTGGAAGAACTTGAAGCCAAAACTTCGTAGAAGTCAGGACTTGCAAGGAACCAGCGACCTTCTTCAGGTACACTCTGTTCGTCAAGAAGCCGAGCCATATGTCCTAAGACATCAATAGGATCATGCTCTGAAGAGCCAAATCCAATGTCTAAATTACCAGTACCGTCAAAAGTACCAGAAGCAAGGTCAGTAGCACTGTCAGAACCTAACACATGGTTAGGACTAGACGCTGATACACCCGAGAACATAGAAGCAATTACACCTTCATCAAAGGCATCACGAAGAGCATAAGCAGCAGATGATGTTGCTGTATCACGAAAGTTTACGTGAGACATATTTGTTTCAATGTCATCAACAATAAACTTAAATGCATTAGCAGTATCAACAATTAACGTGACTTCTTGATCAGTCAGTTTAGTTGCTGTTACATCTGCGCCCCTCTCATACTGATACACAGTAATTGTAGGTTCTTTAATTATCCTTACCGAATCACCAAACCCAGCAATTTCACCAGCATAATCCGTATTCGTAATAGCTTCTGCTACAGACGCTTTACGGAAGAAGTTTAGAACTTGCTTTGAATAGACCTTGGGCAAGAAAAACGAGTTTGTTTGGCCCGATACAGAGTTACCAAAGTTAGCATTGGTGTCTGTACTCGGCTCTAAAAACTGATCACTAGCATTATAAGCCATTTTTTATTTCTCCTAAGAAAAGAATTTATACATTACGAATCCTTCCCTCATCAATAGCTAAACGAATATCTGCTTCATGCTTATCAAATTGATCAAGGGACATTTTCGATATTTCAGTTTCTGTCCATATCCTTTGCTGAGGTGATTCTACATTGGTTGTTTTAGTAGAAACCATATCAGCGGCAGACTGTGTAGATTGCTGCCTAGA